AATAAAATATTCCATAAAAACTTCTACTGCAGTAGAAGAACCTTTCATTTCTTTAACAAGACTTAACGTTTTAGGACTTGTTAATGAATGATCAGGTACGGTATTAATTAAAATTTTATATGCATCAAGACAGCCTTCTTGCCAATACTCAAGTAAATGACCACTATACTTGTATATCACAATTAACTCTCCCATGTATTTATTAAAATCAACATTTTTTAATGTTTCAAATGCAATTGTATGATTCTCCTTATCTGGAGATCTTAACATATTTAAAATATTTCTTGTTTCTTCTTTGTCAAAAATCATTAATCTTCAATTTTTAGTGTTTTAACCATCCATTTAACAGGTTCATTAATATTATCTACCCATTCTTTTGCAGAAGGTATGTAGTTATTACAGTCTTCTTTTACATGTTGTTCAGCAACATATCTTGTGTATACAGTTTTACCATCTGAATTAGTAAAATATTCTCCAAATGTTCTTTCACATTCAAAGATCCCTTCACTATGATGTCTAAAAAGACGGTGCTTACTGTGACCTATCCATGCTTTGGTTTCATCAAACCAATTATGAATATGCATATAGTCTTTCTCTTGCCCTCCCCATTTTTTTACAGAGGATTTAGCATGTATGTTAGGATGTGCCATAATTAGTTTGTTTTTTCAAGTAGCTCACCTTCATGGTAATAGTCTTCTGTTTTAGTATAACGTATACTATTATATACTTTATATTTACCAGAAGGAACTATTATACATAAAGTACCATACCCACCATCATTGTTCCACCAATCTTCAATATCATCTAAGATACAATCAGTAACAAATTCTTCTAATTTTAGAGATATCTCTGGAAATACTTTACCTACACTTCCTGCACCATCCCACGCATCTATTTGAGATATTTCATCAAATGCCTTATCTTCAACATCACTTAATTTATTTTTTGTAAACACTGCAGATTCAATACAACCACTATCCCCACTACCTTCATAATATATATTTACTCCTGTAACACCTGCTTGATGAAGTTCAAATAGGATTGCCATAATATCTGTTTCTTCTATAACCTTTTTTTCCATAACTTTTATGATTTAAATTTGTAAAATTTACCTAATATGTTTCCATTTAGGTATTCTTCTTTTTCTAAGACTTCCCTTTGAAATTGATATTTAGTTTCATAATATGTTAATTCTGTTTTAGAAAAACATATTCTTACCATATATCTTTTTATCGGGACTCCTGCTTTATGTGCATCTTGTAAAACTTTATTACTACTATAATAGTTTTGATAACTTAACTTGGTAATTATTTCATACTTTTTACTACGTTTATCTTTAACAGCAGCTAATTTCTTTTTACCAAATTTTTTCTTTCTATTACTAAAAAAGTTTTTTTTACCTATATAACGTACAGGTTTACCATCAACAATTGCTTCCATCTCATATACAAAACCTATAGCTCCTTCAGGAATCATTTCGTCAGTAAATTCTACTGCTTTATGCAACCAACTCATAATTTATTTTTTAGTAATTGAAATACTTCTGATCTAACTTTATCTATACCATGATCTTTTATAGAATCTGAAAGATCTTTTGATAATTCTAGATTTATATAATCTATCTTATATTGTTTTTGATATTTTTTGGCTGATTTAATACCAGGCTCATCATTATCAAACAATACAATAATTTTACTAAACTTATCTAAATAAGTTTTCATAAAATTAGTAGGGATTATACTATTCTCACTATCTGGAGCAATACATTCAGTATTACCAATTTGCAATAATTTAAAACACATTAAATCTTTCAGTGATGAAAGTATTATAAGATATTTAAAATCAAATTTTATTTGATCACTACCTTGTATATAATCAGAAACTTTAATAAACTTGTTGTCTTTATTTTTAGGAGTATAGATCTTATATAAAGAACCATCTTCTCTAAAATATCCATAAATAAAATTACCTTTTATACTAAAGGAGTCTAATATTCTACCTTCATCTTCTTTAATCATTTTATAGAAAGACAACGGATGAACATTATAATTACCTAAAACAGTAGAATTTAATTTATAAATCTGCCAATAAGATTTATCTAATGTTGTCCAGTGTCTAATTTCATAATCAGAAATTGCATATTTACTTTCAGGTTTATATTCAAGAGGTACATAAGTATTATTAGAAATATACTCGTTATAATCATCCATTACCTTAAAAGAAGCTCTACCTCTATTTTCTAGGTTGAATAAATGCATAACTAAATTTAAACCGTCCCCACCATATCCTGATGAAAAATCTTTAAATTTATATCTTCCATTGTTATCAATATAGATACACATAGAAGGTACTTTATCTTTACTACTAAATACAGATTTAATCTTTAAACTCTGACCAGAAAGTCTTTCTGTAAGATTTAAATAAAATTCAAACACCCATTCTCTAGGTATTTGATTAAGGTCATTAATAATTATTTTTGTTGAAATCATAGACTAAATTTTAAAAGTTAAGTTGAGGGGAACCTTATGATTCCCCTCTATACTTAATTTATTAGTCTAGAGAAAAATCTTTATTAGATTTCTTTTTAGAAAAGTCATCACCAAAACTTTCTACTGGTTTATTTTCAAGTTTTTTTAAATGAGTATTCTCATCATAGGTAATAACTTTACCATTTTCAACTTGACCAAATGCATACTTTCCATTTTGTGCTTTTGGTAACCACATGTCATAATTAGTATAACCTGTTTTACCTACATATTCTTTACCTGCCACACAGTATTCAAGATATTTATCTTTAAATGGTGCTTCATCATTAAACGCTTTAACAAAATCTTCAATTGTTTCATGCTCATTATGCTGATTAGCCATCCAATCATTTATACCTAAATTCTTACAAAGATTTTGTAGGAATATTAGAATAGATCTATCTCTTTGGATTTTAATCCCAGATTTAGTTTCACCATCTGCAAATGCATATTGACTAGCTTTTACTCTACCAATTTGTCCAGAATAATTTCCTGCATCTGGATTATTACGATCAATAGAAAAACCATCAAACCCATCAATAGGTTTAGTTTCTACATGTAACATTAAGTGATAAGCATTATCAATAAATTTAAATACATCTAGTGTAATGCTATTAATTTTTAAAATGTTATTTCCTGGACTAATTGTTTTTGGTAAACCAGATCCAGATCCAGTTCCCAAGTCTTCTGTACTTAAAGCCATACTTTTTTCTTTTTTTTTAATTATTAAACAAAAACTTTATCCCATGATGTTTTTACAACACCATCAATCATTTCGGTAATTACTATTTCTTCATTACGTAAGTGTTCTGGACGAGCTCCGCACGTAACTTCATCATTAGTCTTAAAAGACATAATAGTTTGGTTACCCTTTCTATACATATACCCTATTGCATCTGAATTGGCACAAATTAAAGATTTAATTTTACCTGTAAGATCAATATTAGCAGACATAACCATTTCTCCTTTATCATCAACAACTTTGTCTTTGATGTGTCCAGATAAAATAATTGTGGGTGCTAAAGTATCAATAAAATCTAAAACTTGAAAAAATGCTTGACGGATATATAAATATCCTGCACCATTTGCTAAGGTAGTTAAATTATCTCCACTATAGTTTTTACCCATGGGAGTTTGCTTATATTGTTTTATTGCTAAAGGCATTATCATTTCTTCCAATGCTGTTACAGTATCTACAGTTACATATTTATATGGTTTATCAGCTTCTTTAATTGCTTTACCAGTATCTAATAGTTCTTGCAGATCAGTAATTTTTATTTTTAATGCTTCTACATATTCAGCACCATTTTCTAAATCCAAAATTAAATTATCCTTAAGACCTGCAAATGCAGTTGTCTTACCTGTTTTAGGCTTAGAATAAACTAATAATCTTTTTGGATTTACTCTTTCAGCTTTTACTTTTTTTGTTGGTAATACTATTGTACTCATAATATTCTTTTTATTAATTCATCACTTGCATTTTTCAAATTATGTGCAAAATCTATTAAAGCTTTTTTAAATGCATCATCATTTATTACTTTATTAGATGGAAACTCTTCTTCAAAATCAGGAAACAATGTAGTAGATTTTTGTAATTCAGGAATTTCTGATTTAGCATCTTCTTTTCTTTTTTCATACAAAGCATAGCTAATTTCTTGACCACTTTTTAATACTACAGACATTTCATTTATAGGAACTAAATATTTTTTATCAGGATTACCTTGATAATCAGTTCCTTCAATTA